TTGGCACCTGCAACACCTTGAATGCCTTGCAAGCCCTGAATGCCTTGGATGCCTTGTGCGCCTGCTGGGCCTTGCGCACCCGTGTCGCCCTTGCCGTACTGCACGCCAGTGGACCAGTCGCCACTTGTGGCCGACAACTTGAAATATAAAAACCCGGTGTCCATTGCCAAGAACGAAAAGCCCTTGGGTTGCAGGTTGTAGAGCGACTTGTTGGCAGCGAGGTCGCGCACGTCCGCATCAAACGATGAACCCGTGTCGCCCTTCACGCCTTGAATACCTTGCGTGCCTTGTGGACCCGCCGGGCCTTGAACACCAGCCGGGCCGGGGATAGCCAGCGCGGCAACGGCTTCGTCAGTCAAGTTGGCCAGCTCGACGATGGCGTTGGCCAAAGTGCCGTCGTCCTTCTGAATCAGCGCAGCGTTATCGCGCAGCGTGTTGATTGAAGTTGCAACCTTGTCCAACTCAGCATTGAGCGAACCGTGGTCCGTGCTGGCTGAGTTGTTTTCGAGAAAGTTCTTTGTTCGGTTGTAGGCTTGGGCTTGCATGTTTGTCCTTTAAGGCTTGAATCCGTGAGCCTTGGCCCACTCCAAGAAGATGCCGCCCAAACCAAGCAACGCCAGCCAAATCAAACCAGTGATGGTTTTCTCGATGATGGCTTTGCGAAGCTCGATGCTTTGTGCTTCACGCTGAATGGCGAGCTTCACATACTGCACTTCTTCGTCGGTGAGCTGCGGCGCTGGCTGCGAACATGCGAGCGCGTGCGTGATTTCTAAAACAAGTTCGTGGCGTTCTTCGGGCGTCATCATGCGGCTGGGCTTTCGTTAAGGCTTTGGGTACTTAGCCTTCACGGCTTGGCACGCGGCAATGTAGGCGTTGATTTGGGCTTGGTCGCCTTTCACAACGCCGTCGAGGTAGTCGGTGATGGGTGGATATTCGCGTGCACGTTGAGACTTGTATTCGTTTGGGTTAACCCAAGCATTGACAACAGCCAAGTCAATATCAACTTTTTTTCCTTGCGCATCAAAAGCGCCGGCGGTGTCGTCTACCGTTGTGACTTGTGGATAGATTGCGTAAATTGCTGCATGATTCATCCTGCAATCTCCATCATAAAACCAGTAAGCTGGCTTCTGTAAGCACTAGAACTGTCATTCCAGTTTGAATTTAGTTTTATGCCAAGCGTGCTGTCAGAACATCTAAAAAACAGTTTTACAGTTGGGCTTGTTGTGCTTGGGGTGAATAGGCATGAACCACCCATACGCTCGACGTCATATTGCATTCCGCCAGTAAGAGCGCTTCCAGCTAGGTTTGCAGCTGAACCAGCGATGCCATAGGAGGCGTCACCTCTATTTACGCCGCCTTCGTTAATGGTGACATAGCCCAAGTAGGCCCATGAGCTTGCATACATCTGGCCCATCATTACATCCAAACAAACAAGTACCTTACTGTTTGACTGCAATGCGTTGTCAAACGCAAACGCAATTCCTGTATCAGTCCAACTTGTGTTTGTTGTTGATACAACTGAGCCGCTTGTAATCTGTTTTACTTGCAACACCGCACCAGCACCAAAGTTTGCGCGAGCAGCACCAGCGGCCAGCGCAGCAGCCGGAACCTTTCCATCGCTAGACAACAACGCCCCAAGTTTTGAAAGATAACGTGCCAGCGACATGATTAAGCCCCTTGTGTTTGCTCGGCTGCGCGGGCTGCGGCTTCGGCCTCAAAGCGTGCTTGACGCTCTGCGGCTGATTCAATCTGAGCAGCCATCACAATGTCGTCTTTCGTGCCAGTGATAGGCTCACCAGCCGCGAGCTTGCGTTGCACTTCGGCAGCAACGATTTCGTCAATGGCGATTCGGCAGCGCTCATGCACTGCGTTTTGAATCCAGTCATTTTGGTCAAGAGCAACAATGCCAAGGGCTTTGTTTTCTGCGTCGCTGAGTGTGATTGTGTATTGCATGATTTTCCCTTTAACCCATTAACCAACCATTGAAAGCGCAGTGGCCTTGGTACAAACGCAAGTTGCCTGCTGACCTATTGCTAACTCCAACAACGTCACCAGCTGCAAGTTTTACGGCCCATGAGCCGTTTAAAACAATAACTCCACCAACCGAGCCCGGAGTCGCTGCTATTACGTGACTTGCATCGCCCCCAGTAATTCCTAAATATGTTCCATTCACATTTAGTGCGGCCTGCATCGCCTGATTGTTTGTTGCACTGTTTGTGAAATAAATACTTGCTGAAAAAAAGTAAGTTCCTGAAACTGGCGCGGTGAATTTGTAGGTTCCAGTGTTGAAGTGACCACCAATGTTTTGTCCTGCACCACCAGATACAGAGTTGAAATTAACAAATGCGCCAGAAGCAACAGTCGCATCGGATGTTGAGTTGATGCCAGCAGAAAACATTGGCTGATATGGCATATTCACATGGCCATTTCTGGATGCCTTAATGCGTGTAACTCCTGCGGTTTGCAATTCCAAATCGCTTACTGAATATCCAGCATTGATATAACCAACGCCGTTTAAATCCATCCATGCTTTTAGGCCGTTTGTATCTCCGGGCGCAGAGCGCAAATCAAGTTTTGCACCAGCAATTTGTAAGTCGCCAGTCATCGTGTCGCCAGTGGCATTCACAAATCGTGCGTCGGCTTCCGATTTCAAATAAGTGTCGGCCACTGCGAAGTTGCCGAAGGCCAGCACTGAAAGCTCTTGGCCAACGCCCAAGCCTTCGACCAGCACAATGCTTGAGCCGTTGCTCGCGGTGTAGTCCACGCCACGCTTTAGCTTCGCGCCTTGAGCCAAAACGACTTCGGCCCCAACGGTGTAGCTCAACGAAACGCCGTTGGCGTCATTGCCGCTGAAAGTTGTTTGGCCAGCCGTGGCCACATACTCATAAGTCACCAACGTAGCCACCGACGCGCTTGAGGCGTCAATCCAGCCATACGCATTAAAGTAAATGCGCATCTTCTTGGTGGTTGTGTTGGAGTACAACGCGCCGTCAGTCAGTGCGTTGCCGTCGTTGTCCAGTGTTGGGTCGTTGGCCTTGGGGCCAAGGTAGCGGTCGTCAAAGTTGTCGAGTGCCGTGGCCGCTGCCGCTGCACTGTTGGCCGCGCTTACTGAGCTGGCCGCTGCATTGGTTTCGCTTGTGGCTGCTGCGTTCTTGCTGGCCAATGCCGACGCTGCACTTGCAGCGGCTTCGGTGGCTTTGGTCGTTGCCGTTGTGGCTTGTGTAGTTGCAGTCGTTGCCGACGACGCTGCGCTGGTTGCACTGGCAGAAGCCTCTGCCGCCTTAGTCGTGGCTGTGGTGGCCGAAGTGCCAGCGCTTGACGCGCTCGATGATGCTGCGCTCTGTGACACTGCCGCTGCGTCTTTTGAAGCCACTGCGGTGTCGCGTGCCGCTTCTGCACCTGCGCGGGCAGTTTGTGCGCCATCGCGTGCTGTTTCTGCTGCGGTCTTGGCAGTTTGCGCACCTGCTGCGCTTGAAGCACTTGCGGTGGCGCTTGCCAATGAATCTGCTGCCTTGCTTGTGGCAATGCCTGCTTGTGTGGTTGCCGTGGTCGCGCTAGTTGCTGCGCTTGTTGCGCTGGCTGCTGCTGCGGTTTGGCTTGCTGTTGCCGACGCCTTGCTGGCCGCTGCATCGCTTTGGCTTGTCGCTGCGGCTGTCTGGCTGTTCAATGCGGCCAACGCGCTTGCGCTGGCATTGTTGGCATTGAGAATGGTGACATCGCGCGCGGTTTCGGTTGTCGTCTTTGCGGCAACGGCAGCGTCGCGGGCACCCAAAGCCGTAGTGGCTGAGGTCAATGCGCTCGTCGCTGATTGCTGCGCGTCATTCACGGCCACGTTGACGTTGACCAACACCGCATCGAATGCCGTGTCATCCAGTGCGTCAGCGGTGACGATGCCGTTTTTCAGGGCACCATCATCGCGTTGAATGAGTGCCAGATTCTCGCGAATCTGGTCTGTGGTGAGTGCAGCCGCATCGAACTCGGCATTGATACTGGCGTGGTCGGTGTCATCACCATCGCGCTCAGTGAAATCGGTTGTGCGTTCGTACTTTTGCGGCTGCATTCTTGTTGCTCCTAAGCGGGGCTATTACTTGCCAGCGGCTTGAGCTGCGGCCTCTTTTTCGGCTGCCTTTGTGGGCTTTGCCTTGATTGCAGCTTTCTCGACCAACTCGGTCAAGCGCTCGCCTTCGTCGTCGCCGTACACCTTCACGACTTTGCCTTGGCCATACTTGGCGCTCAGGCGCTCATGTTCGCTGGCGGAATCGACTTCGAATTCGCCAACTTGCTCGCCTTCGGTGACGTTCTCTTTGCCAAACATATTGCGCAAGATGGTCAGCTCGTAAGGGGGCACGGTCACGGGGGTGATGGTGTTCGCATCGCGGCGAATAGTGACTTGAATCAGTGGTACTTTTGTCATGGTGTCCTCAAAGGGTTCTTGGTTTCAAAAACCCCGACTGGGGTGAGCCAGCCGGGGGATTCTTTGCATCGCTGTTTAGGCGATGGCGAGGACAGCTTGAGCGTTGCGGCGGCTGGTAGACAGTGCGCAGCGCAAGTTGACCATTGCGTACATGGCCAGCACGTCGTGTGGACGTGTAGGTGTCACGATGTCCATGTCGTCATCGCGGTACTTCAAGTGCTTGGTGTTCAAGAAGTAGCAACGCTTTTCCCACTGCACGGTGGGGCTGTTCAGCGCATCCAATTCTTCGAACTGTGGGTCCCAAATGATTTCCACGCCCTTGAAATACAAGCCAGTGTTCACACCAGTGCCCACGCCTGCGTCCAACACCTTGGCGGTGCCAGCTTGCGCGTTGTTGGTGACGACGATTTCCTTGCGGTATGCGTCGATGAACTTGCCGCCTGCCAAGATGAAGTTTGGCGAGCCGCCTGCCTTGATGGCCTTGCGCCAGCCTGCTTCCATTTCCGTGGCCAATGTGCCAACGGTGCCAGTCGCAATGCCAGTCTTGGCATAGTTGCGCCAGTAGGTTGCAGTCGCGCTATCCAAGCCGCCGACAACGCCAGTGGTTGGGGCAGTGGAAACCAACACGTCGAGGCCAGCGATGGCGTCAGCGTCTTGGGTACCGTCGCGGTGCAATTCGAGGTCCAGCTTCTGCATGAAACCTTCTTTCAAAGATTCCATTTGCTCGTCGAGCAAGTTCAACAGTTGGACTTTTTCGTTTTGCTCCAACTTGAACTCACCGCGTTGGCCTTCGCGCACCTTGATACCAGCACCGAACAAACGGTCATAGTCGAGGTACAAGCCATCAACGGCACGACGCCACGGGAATGCGGCTTGCTCAGTTGTGTTGCGCTTGTTGAAGGCGACAGTTTCTTCGCCATAAGCCCAGTTGAAGTTTGAGCCATAGCCTTTACGGATGTTTTCCACCACGTTTTGCTTGGCACCCAAGAAGGATTTGCGGCCTTCCATGAGTTTCTTGAGAAGGGGGCGCTCCGTGGCGATTTGGTCCACGGGCATGTTGCGCAAGTATTCGTCCAAAGATACTTTGGCCAGCTCTTGCAAGTCTGCGTTTGAAATAGGCATGTCACTGCTCCGAATGAAAGTTGAGAAAACACCTTTCATGCCGTGATGGGACGCAAACCCGTCGATTTAGCTTCTCGGCTCCCGGCGCGACTTCGGGTACAGCTTTGGCCTTGACGCTTTGCGCTACTGGACGCGACCCCAGCGGTGACAGCGGTATTGAGGCATGTTCCGCATTGAAGTGCTGGCTAGGTTGGCGCGGATGGCGATTCCCGCTTACGCTCTTTTCAACTTAGTCGGCACAACAATGCAGGACTTGGTGAAAGAAATATATTCGCCAGTCAATAGCCCGGCGGATATTTCTTCACATTGATTGCATCTTTTTTGCAACCTTGCTCATTGCGCCAGCTTGGCCACGGGTCAGCTCGCCTTCGCTCACTTCTTCGTCGGCTTCGTCAAGCTCCAAATCCATGTGCGTGATTTGCAGCTCAATGCTTCGGCTGTCGCTGCTTTCGCTTGCTGACTGGCGCGAGCTAATCACCTTGGCTTTGGCTTCGAACATAAGCACGGTGCCCACGGCTGGCAGCTCAGTGATACCTAGCTTTTTCAGCTCTGCATCGTCAAGCGACAAACGCGTGCCGTATGAATAGCGCTCGCCTTCGGATGGTCCAAGCGTGGCGTATGCCTTGGATTCCTTCTTGGCTTCTGCCTTGGTGATTTTTAAGTCGGTCAATGCCATGTTGTTTTCTCCTGAAAGTTGGCTATTTGCGTGGCACCAGCTTGAGCATGGTGCCGTTTTCTTTGACTAGGTACTCAGTGCCAGCGACTTCTTTAAGCCGCACAACATGCAACCCGGCGCGTTGAATCAAGCTCACTGCTTTAATGAGCTTGCGGCGAATCCACCATGAATGGATTAACCTAATCATTCTCAAATTCCCATGTTGTCGAGGCGCTGCGCCAAACGGTCGGCAGGCGTTGCACCTTGAGCGGCTGGTGCACCCAGTTGCGATGGACGCGAGCGAATCGGCTGCGGCTGGTTTGCCTGCTGCGTTGGTGGCACCACGATGCCGTCATACATCATCTTGATGGTCGCAGCCCATTGGTTGGGTTGGTAAGTCGTGATGAATGCTTGCAGGTTGGCCGGGTTCTGAAAGTGCGAAGTAATCACCTTCATGCGTGCTGGGTGTCCACCTCATTGGCGCGTGTGCTGAGATACGCCTCCATCGCGCCCGCTGCGCTCTGCACGGTTTGTTGAAACTGCTGCTGGCGCTCAGTGCTGGCTTGCACCTGCTGTTGCTGCTGCGCCTTGGCTGCTTCGCTCTTGCGAAACTTGGCCAGCTCCACGGCTTTGTCGCGGGTGATTTCCATGTTGTCCACGGCTGCCTTGAGGTCGTCTTGACCTTCGAGCAAGTCGATTCCGGGCGCTTCCACGCCTAGCTTTTGATACAACGCGGCACGCTGGCCCTCAATCATTTCGAGCGCAACGCGGATGTCTTTCTCATCGCCTGAGTTGACCAAGCGGCCAAACTCCAAGGTCTGCGCAAAGTCTTGTGGGCTCATGCCTGTGGATGTCACCAACTGCTTGAACTCGGTCATGTCCTGTTCGAGCTGCTTGCTCTTGGCAAACACTTGGCGGATGCGGTCTTTGCCGCGCTCTGACTTCACGCCTTCGAGCAATTCGGCTTCTTCTTGCTCTGGTGTGCGCTGCTCGTCCACGTTGGCGGCAGGCTTTACCTCGTCTTCTGGCTTTGGAGCTGCGGGCTTCACGTCGCCAGCGGCAGGCTTGTCGCTTGAAATCTCATCAAGCATGGCCATCATTTTGGATGACTGCGGCTTGTCGGTTGGCAAGTCCTGCGTGCCATCGTCGGTAATGGCGTCGGCGGCTTCTTCGGTTGCACTTGGTTCGTCCGTGCTCTCTGCGCCCGCTTCGTCGGTTACGACTTCCTCAGTGGCAGAGCCACCGCCAAGGTCGTTGCCTTCGCCATCGGCTGGTTTCATTAGGCGCGAGAACATGCGTTGCTTCCAAATTGGCATAGTGAGATTTCCTTTTGTGGTGGTTGTGAAACTTAAACGGTTGCGGTCTGTGGTGTTGGCTCAGGCATAGCGCCACCCATGCCGGGGGCCATGCCGGGCATTGCTGGCATTTGGGGTTGTGGTGGCTTGGGGATGAATTGCTCGACTTCCAAACGCTCGTCAAATCGCTTGAGGCTTTCGCTCAACAAGTTAATGAGCGGCTGGGTGTCTGCGCCCTGCGCTTGAGCGGCCATGATTTTTCCAATCAGGCCGTCAATGAGCGGCAGAATCTTGGTCCAGTTGTCCTGCTGTTCGAGCTTATCGGGTGCGCCCGTGGTGCCTGCACGGATTTGCATTTCAATCATGTCGAACACTTGTTCGCGTGAGAGCTGCGGCCAGTCGAAGGTCTTTTCTTCCACCTCCATTTGCATTCCACCCATGTCTTGCATGGACTTCTTGGCTGGTCCCATGATGCGCTCGACTTGCGGGGGCGTCATTTCCATCAAGAGAATTTGCGCGGCGTATTGGGAAACCTCTTGCAGCCAGTCTTCCACTTGGTCACGGAATTCGGACACGCGGCCAGATAGGCTTTGCTGCATGATGCTGGCCTCTGTCGCGGTCTTGGGTTTGACCACGCTAGAGCGTGCGGCATCCTGCAACCCGGTGACTTGCTCCCAGTCATAGCGCACGGCGCTGGTGTCGTACACCACGGGGTCAATGGGTGGATGCTGCTTGGGTTGAATCATCGAAGCCAGCGGCTTGCCTTCGGTGTCAATCAGCGTGATTTCGCCCAACTCGCTGTCTTTGTAGCGCTTGATGGACTTCTCGTTGATGTCGCCACTAGCAACCCAACCCGGCTTCATCAAGTCGCGGTGGTCATTGAACTTGTCGCGGGTGTTGTTGTGTTCTTCTTGCAGCTTCTCGGTGAGGTCAACCAAGCTGGGTGCGACAAACTGGCCATCGACTTCTTGGTATGGCAGCAAAAAGAATGGGTACCAGCGTTCACCAATCTTGGCGGGGGAAAACGGCTCGCGCAACCAGTAGTCGCAGCCTTCGGCCATTGTGAAAACGCGGTTGGTGGTCTTGTCCCAAATCTCAATGATGGCGATTTGCTTGTCTTCTTCCAGTGCAGTGGTACCGCTGGCAATGCGCTTGTCGTTCTTGGCCATTTGCTCGTTGGACTGGTACGCCTTGGCTTTGTCCAGTTTGAGCTTGTAGATGCCCTCGGCTTCGGACTTCTTCATGGGAATGATTTGCGCAAGCCAGCCCGCTTCGGGGTAGTCGGCAAACTCACACACGCTGGGGTCAATCAGCAAGTTGTCAGTCAGCACGCGGTCAATCACCAAGCCTTCGGCGGCAACGACTTCGACGTTTTGCTCTAGTGAGGCCAAGAGCTGTTGCAGCTCGGCGCGTTTGACTTCTTGCTCACTGCGCTGGTCCGGGTCTTGGATGTCAGCAAGCAAACGCTCGATGGTGGCGATGTTGTCTTGCGTGTCATTGATGCGCGATTCAATGTGCGGGTCTTTCTTCAAGTCCCGTTGGTACATCACCTTGATGATTCCAAAGCTCGATGTCAGCGCAGAGCGCACCGTGGCTTTGGCTCGCTTCTTGAGCTTTGCACGCTCCAAGCAACGGTTTGTCACCGTTTGGATGGTCTGGCAAAAGAGCTTGAGGTTGTCGGACTTGTAGAGCGGTGCAGCGCTGATTTCCGGGTTGCGTGCATAAATGCTTGGCATCACGGCGGTGATGGTTCCGTGAATCAGGTTGGCGCGGTGCTTATAAAAGTCTTTGCTCTTGGGGTCTGCATTCCAGTCGAAGCCCGCCACGGTCTTGCGGTTGTGGCGCACGCGCTTGTGGAAATTGTCCCAATGCGAACGTGCATTGCTGATTCGTTGGTTCCACTTCTTGGCCAGCTCGTCAACGGCTGGTGTTTCGCGGTAGCCGTCGGCATTGCCTTCGGTGGGGTTTTGATTCTTGTCGTTGTTCATAGTCACACTTCCAGTTGATAGGTGCCGTCTTCATGTTTGTAAGTCGAATCGTCGCTAGTGGCGGATATTTGTTCGTCCGGGTTGCGGCGTCGGCGCATCACGCCATAGCGTGTTGTGTCCCATGCGTGGTCTTCGGCGTCGGTGTCAACGTCTTCCGGGTTATCGTCACTTGGGGGAATGCTGGGGATGGTGCGCAGCCAGTGCTTGCAGGTTGAGAAAACCTTGAGCTTGTCTTCGGCCAACAAGCGAATCACCTCTTGCGCACCGTTCACGCGTGAGCCTTTGGCGTTCCATGCCTCTTGCCACTTCACGCCACCCTCACGGAATATCTGGCCAATCGAGCGGTCAGCGCCAATCTTGGAGAAGATGGCCGGGTCGGCAAGGTTCAAGCGGTACTCATAGCCCAAGCGCTCGTCACGTTCCTCGATGTTCTTGACCTTTCGGGCCACCTTGGCGGCGTCTTCGCGGCTGCCCTCGTTGGGCTTCTCACCAATGCCGTACAACTCGCGCCAGATGTAGTGCACACCGTCCGGGTCGAGCGCAAACCACAACACGCAATATGGCCGGGCATAACCCCAGTCCATTGCTTTCCACACCTTCCACGTCGATGGAATGGGGAAAGGCTCGACGATATGGCGCTTGGCGTCCCACACACCTTCCAAGAAGCTGCCCACATGGATGTCCCAATCACCCTCAAGCCATGCCTTGCGGCGGTTGGGGTCTTTGAGCGCTTCGAGCGTGGCCAAGTAATCGGGGTCATTGGCTAGGAGAACTTTGTTCTCGTAGATGGTCGAGCGGATAGCCACGCGGGGTTTCTCACCCTCCAAGCGCAGCACCGTGCCCGATGCCACGCCATCGCTGCCAAGCTGAAAGCGCTCTTTGACTGAGCCGTGGCCTTTGCCAAATGGGTTGCAGGTGCCACGGACCATGCGCGGCATTCCCGGATAACTTGAACGGCAGGTCGATTGCATCGCCTCGTAGAAGCTCAGGTCACGCCAGTTGGTCAATTCCTCAAACCCAAGCCACGGGTATTCGTGGCCGTGGTAATTCCAATAGTCGTCTTCGCTCGCGCCATACCGAAAGAACAGCATTTCGCCCGTTGGCCACTCCCAGTAATAGTCGGCCTTGTTGAACTTGGCTTCCGGGAAAAACTGCGAGAACCAGCGGCGCGACTTGGCCACCACGTCGGCCAGTTGTGGGTAGGTCAAGCGAAAGAGCACACCACGCCAGTGTTGGCCAAAGCCTTTGCCGCAATGCTGGGCGAATGACATCAAGAGCGTGTCAGTCTTCCCGCCACCACGGGTGCCGTGCATCAATGCCTCATACACTGGGCAGGTGAGAAACTGGAATTGAGCGCCGGGCAGCGGCTTCCATTCGGTCACAGTGCTCACGCGCTGCCCTTGCGCTTGGCCATCATCTTCTCCCAGTCGGCTTCATTCATCACGCCCGGCACGATGAGCACGCCCTTGGGTGCTTCTGGCATCAAGTCCTTGCCGTCCTTGCCCGTCAGCTCACGTTTCTCAATGAAGATGCCCAAGTGCTTACCCAGCAACTCGGCACCCTTGAGCACAGATTGAGCGTCAAAGCGGTAGGCAGGGCTGATTTCCCCGTCTGGTGTTTTGACGTACACGGGCAAGCCTTTAGCGTCAGTAACGGGCACGGCTTGGGCGCAGCGCTCAATGGTGTCTTTGATGGTCTTGAGCACATAGTCTTGGTCGATTTCCGTGCGCTCTGCCCGTTTGGCCATTGCCGCGTCGATTGCAGCCTTGATTTGTGGTTTTTTAAGGTTCTCGTCACCCATTTGCCCGGCAGTCTTGGGCGAATACCCGGCACGAATAGCCGCTTGGGTGGCGTTGAGGTCCACCAGATACTCGTCCACGAAGGCTTGTTGTCTTGCTTTGAGCTTGGTCATAGTCGTTTGGCCATCACTTCGTAGCCACGGCTGTGCTCGGCGTACATGAGCGCGGCGTCGTTGACCACTTCTTCTGGCGTGATTTCAAGGATGCGTGAGGCGGCAAGCATTCCCGCGTGAAGTGAACCACGGTCGTCTTGGGTGATGCCGTTGCGCTGCTTCATGTCGTCCAGTGCATTCACTGAGCCGCGCAGGATTCGAAAGTCTGGCTCGTCACCCGTCCAGTTGAGCCACATGGCGCAGCCACCAGCGACGAAAAATAGCACTGAGGCGTAGGCCATGAGCTTGTCTTTGTCTTCACCAATGAACGTGTGAATGTCGGCCTTGACGGTTTCGGACCGCCACTTGGCGCGAATGGCCTGCTTGATGAATGGGTGCAGCTTGACCGGGCGTTGGCGCTTCTTCATGCGGCCCCCCGGACATCGCAGACAGGGCAGAAGTTTTCCCAGCGCACACCATGTTGGCAGCGTTCCTTGTAGCCCTGCATTGGGTTTGGTTTTGGCGCTTGGGCCTCATGCAACGCCTTGCGGGCGTATTCGTGCATTTGCTCGGCGGTGTACTTGGCTTCGAGCACGTTGCCGCGTCGTGGCAGTCGTGGCAGCTTGTTCATGCTTCCACCTCACGGCCATCGCGGTAGTGCAAGGTGTTGCCAATGCGGCTTGGCAGCGCGAGCGCGTCGTTGGCACCGGGTCGGCCATCGTAGGGGCGCATTTCCTTGCCATCGTAGGTGCCAGAAAAAATGTCGGTGTTGGTTGGGCGTGCCATTGGCACCCGGTTGTTTCCCGACTTAAAGTTGTTGTCCATGTTCTCAGTCCCTCTTTGTGACGGTGACTTTGACCATGCCGCCGATGTCGTCTGACACGTCGAAAGTCACCTTGAATTTGTTGTCGTCCATCCCCAGCGCGTCGGCCAAGCCATCAATCCCGGACTTCATGGCGGCGAGCATGTTGTCGTCGTCGCGGCGGCGGCGGTCCGGGGCATAAAAGTCAAGGTGCACGCTTGCGCCCTGCCATCCTTCGATGGCTTCCGGGGTCAGGCCCGATTTCAGCGCCAGCACCCAGCACAATTCGCGGTACTTCTTCTTGACGCGTGCGAGCACTGCCCAGTGCGACTTGTTGTTTGGGTTCAACTCTTTGGGGGGGAATGGCAAAGTGACGTTCATGCTTCAATTCTTGGTTCGCCCTTGTCTTCGGGCGGATTTTTGGTAAGTAGGTGCGGCTGTAAGGTGACGTAATCGTTTTTGCGCTTGCCGTCCAAAAGCACGGTCACGCGTTGAAAGTGGTCCAACTTGCTTTCAGCACCACGGTGTTTGGTCACAACGCCAGTGCGGCCACTTGGGGTGGTCACGCGGGTGCCCATTGGGAAATCTTCCATGTCGAGCATTTCCCTCATTGCTCCACCTCGACCAGCTCCATGCACTTGGCCAAAAGCTCAAGCTGGGTGCCATAGCGGTTCTCGAATCGCTTTTTCCACGGGTGCACGGCAATGAGGCCCGGCGCTCCCGTGTTGTCTTGGTGGTGGCCAGCGCAAAGCGGCAGCACCTTCATGTGCGCGTCTGGCTTGGTCCGGCCATCAATGTGGTGGATGCTTACCAGCTCAGTGAATATGCCGTCAGCGCGGCAGGCAATGCAGCCCAGCGCAGCGATGGCGTTGTGAAATTGCTTTTCGGCTTTGTTCGGTGTTCTTCCCTTCATGCCCACCCCTGAATAATCATTTCAATGAGGCGGTCGGCCTGCACTTGGTCGATGTGCGGCAGGATGTAGCGCAACACACCGTCAATGGCGGCGGAATAGAACTCGTCAAACTCGTCTTGGTCCATCGCGTCATAGGCGATTGACTTGGGCAACTGGGTCAACTCACCCGTCTTTGGGTCGATGAATGGCTCGCAATGGCCAGTCACCAACTTGATGGCCACCAAAGCCTTGGCCGTGGTGTCATAGGTCTCTGAGTTTTCGGCCACCAGCGTGAGCAAGGCAAAGAGCTTGCGGTGGTGTTGGCCATTTCGTGGTTTGGCCCACTCCATGCGCAGCCAAGTGCCGGGCTTCATGGTTTCAAGGCGGCGCTTGAACTTGGCCCATGCCTCATGGTCGGCGGATGTCGAGCCGCGCAACCCGGCGTCGGTCTTGATGAGCATGGCTTTCATAAGATGCCCTCCCTCATTCCGATGAGGACTTCTTCGCTGCTGAGGGGGGTTTCGTCAGGTGTTGGCGCACGCACTCCAACACGTCGGCCCGCGAAGGGCTTTCCCGAAATCTCGCAATCGCGGCCAGCATGGCGGATGCTTGGCGCTTGTCCGGGTGCGCACTGAGCACCAGCCGGGCGCAGCAATGCACGCATGTGAAGTGGTAGACCCCACTGTTTGGCCGTGTCTTCGATGATTCGCAGGCCGGGCAGGCAGTCGAAGCATTCGCGGGACTGGCACAACCCAAGTTCGTTGCAACTTCGCATGTCACATGCCCCCCGCTGTCATTTTTTTGCGCAGGCCATCAATCATTTGGCGAACCTTTGCGCGTTGTTCTGGTGTTGGCTCAGGCGTTGGCAACGCTTTGAACACGGGCGGCGGCGCTCTGCGACACATCGCACGGAATTGCAGGACGTTTGGCGGGCGGTCAATCGGCAGGTTTTGCAGCGCAAAGGCGATTGATTCGGGGTGGTTCTCGTACCCAGCCAGCTCATGCGCCCAATCAGCTTTCACGTCGTCAATGTCAAAGCCCTCGTACTGCGACAACAGCGCCCGGCCATAAACCAAACCCAATTTGGTGAAAATCTTGTCCACCCAAAGCATTGGCAAACTCATGGCTCCATCCCCAGTTGCTTGGCTTCAACCTCGATGGCTTGGCCTTCAAAAAATTGAACGGCAGGCATGGCACGCAAGTGCGAACGGCTTGCAATGGCAGGTGCCATTTGCTGCACGCGCTCACGCATCGAGCGCTGGTAAGGCGTTTCCCCGGTTTGCTCAGTGGCCTCGTCGCGCCACTTCCAACTTGCGTTGAAGCTGCGCCAGCCACGGGTGCAGCAAATCGACAAGGCTTGCGCGAGCGTGATGCCTGCTTTGCTTGCCTCTCTGGCAATTCCATCAAGTGCGGTTTGTGTGAGCGGTGCGCGGTTGGCTTTTCGTACTGCCAAAAAATCTTGCCAAACCGAATCGCTTACGCCTTCGGGTTGGGTGACAACGGCGGGCTTGGCCCGCTGTGCGCTTGCGCTCTTATCTATATTTGGTGTTGGTGTTGGTGTTGGTGTTGGTGTTGGTGGCATTGCCGTGGCATCTGCTTTTGATGCCGTGGCATCCTTTTCTTCATGCCGTGGCATTGCCGTGGCATCGGTTACTGCATTGCCAGCGTCACCACTTGGCTTGTTCCAACGCTTGTTTGCGCGGTCGCGTTGCTTTTGCTGCTTCTCCAGCATTGCCACAATTTCGGCGTCTGCGCGGGCGCTAGTCCAACCCTCTGCGGTCAACTCAAAGAACTCGACCAAGACAACTTGCACGGCATCACGCTGGCTTTCCGTGGTGGCCAACACCAAACGGCACACTTGGCGCAGGTCTTCCGGCAATGGCTTCTCGCTGGTGTAGTACACGTCAAGCAAACGCCTGTATGCGAGGTCTTCATCCCAGCTCAGGTGCCGCGTCGCGCTGGCGTAATCGCCAATGTGAAACGGGTAGTAATTCATCCGGCCACCTTGTCCGTGGCACGCTTACCCGTCGCGGCTGGCTTGGCCAAGAACCACTCAGGGCGCAACACACGAAGTTGCCACACGCGGCTGTCTGGAATTGTTTTTCCCCACTGGCTCACCGCGCTGTCTGTGATTCCCAGCATGGAGGCCAACAAGGTCGCCGACCCTGCCAGTTCTATCGCTTTTTTTGTTTCCATCTTGAAATTACCTAAAGTGTGCTTAACTATTGACGATACACATTTTAAGCACATTTAAGATGAGAATTCAAGGGCACTTAAAAAAAAGGTGAAAACTTCAACACACTTAAATCTTTAGTGTGCTAAAGTCTCAGACATGGAACTTAAAAACCGTATAGCCGAAGCGCTCGCCGTAGCGAAGAAAAGCCCCACGCAAGTGGCGGCTGACACTGGCTTGTCTGACAGTGCCGTGTCGCAGCTTCTATCGGGCAAAACCAAGAACTTGCGAGCCAATAGCGCGGTCAAGTTTGAGGCTGCCACTGGAGTGCGTGCGAGCTGGCTTATTACTGGTGAAGGTCCAATGTTGGCCAGCACGCAAAACGTCGCGCCTTCTTCCATTGGCGCAGTGCGTATTCCCCTTATCAGCTATGTGCAGGCCGGGTGTTGGACTGGCATCGTTGACAATTTCCAACCGGGTGATGCCGATGACTGGCTACTCACCGACTTGGAGTTGTCGGACCACGCCTTCGCTCTGCAAATCAAGGGTGATTCGATGTTGCCTGAGTTCAAAGAAGGCGACCGGGTAATCATTGACCCTCTGGTGGCACCGCTGCCCGGTGACTTTGTGGTGGCCAAGAACAGCGAAGAAGAAGCCACGTTCAAGAAGTACCGACCCCGTGGCGTGAATGAGCATGGCGTCACTGTTTTTGAGCTGGTACCGCTCAATGAAGATTTCGCCTCGATGCGCTCAGATATTCAGCACATCAAAGTGGTTGGCACAATGGTTGAGCACCGCAAATACCGAAAGAAATAAGCATGAAACGCACGGCATTACTCACCTTGGCCGCTGCGGCTTTTTGCTTGTTCGCCTATGACTATTGGCAACTGAGACAAGAGCTTGCACAAGCCAACAAGGTGGCACGCTTTGCCGCATCAAAAGCCATAGCCGTGGAGACCGCCATCGAGCGCCAAGGCATACCGCTCGACTGAAATCAACAACTTAAAACCAACCCGCTTCGGCGGGTTTTTTTACGCCTACTTAAAAATAAATTTAAGTTTGCTTCAATCCATGCTTTAAGTGTGCTAACATTCATTCACAACGAATTTGAAGGGCACTTAAATGGACAACTTGCAGCACATCGAAAGCCAACAAGCCGCTCTGGCATTGGCTTCGCACCACCCGGACCTTGAGCGCTATGTGGCCGATGACAACCACGACAGCGACGCCCAACTGGTTTGCTACTTCGAGCCTGAGACCTCAAACCTCTGGCACGTTTACGTCGAAGGCAAAGAGATTTTCAACCTCTTGTCGGATGTCGTCGTTCAAGCGCTCGAACGTGAGTACCGCAAGCACTGCCGCATCGAAGCCGACCAAAGCAATTTGGACTTGGCCGTGGCACGTTGGGAAAGCGAGTGCCTGCAATGAATATCAATCAAACCGCACTCAACTGGATATTGGCCGCGTTGCTGGCTTTGTCTTTGGCCTGCTCTCACTTGCTCGATGGCCCCGACGAAATCGAAACTGCACGCCTCTATCAACAAGAGATTGAACTTGCGCCACGCATGGCGGCAGAAGAAGCCCGCGTCGAGCGTGCTGCCACTGAGTTGTGCGTGCGCCTCAATGGTCCCGGCTTCACGCACCGTTGGAGCGAGCAAGGCCACTTGCGCTGCATAGCCAGCGATGGCGTGCCAGCTACCCAACTTGGCAGCTCGATATGAACCCGCGTTGCAACTGCTCGCATGACGTTGGTAACTGTCCAACGCCCTACACCTGCGGCATTTACCACCTTGAAGGCCACCAAGAAGCGCTCGATTTAGCCGAGCAAATCACTGGCCCTTGGGACTGGATAACCGCCCCAACAAAAACCCTCATTGCCATTGCCGCTGTATGCGTGCTGGCGCTGGCTCTCGCAATTTTCTAAGGCAACACCATGACTGAACAACAAAACGAAATCACACCATCTGCCAACCAGCACAACGCTTCCGCAGCCCTCATGGCCGCATTGGCAAAAGCACAAGGCGAATTCAGCGCGATTGAAAAAAACCGCGAAGTCACCATCACAACCAAGTCTGGTTATAGCTACAAATTCCGATATGCCGACCTTGAGGAAATCATCACCAAGACACGGCCAGCGCTTGCGTCAAATGGCTTGTCAATGATTCAAACCGTCGAGCACGGACAACAAGGCCCGCTTTTGACTTGTAGGCTCATGCACGCTGGTGGCGGAATCATCACCAGTGAAGTGCTCATTCCGTCAGCGCGTGAAATGGCAGGCGACCCAAAAGCATTTGGCGCAGCAATTACATATTTCCGCCGCTACATGGTGACTGCAATGCTTGGCGTGGCGGCTGACGATGACTTGGACGCCGACGGACAAGAAAGCAATGCAGCGCCACAAGACAAAGCTGGACAAAAGCCAGCGGTGACACAACCACAACGTCGTCAAACACAAGAAAAAGAACACAAGCCCGAAGCGCCAGCCACTTCAACAGAAACCGACGCGCCTGCAACCACCGGAGAAATTGCTTACCTTGGCAAAAAGCTCAAGGACAAAGGCATGACGGTTGCGCAAGCACGCGAAGCCGCTGGCCTTGACAAAGGCGACACGCTCGACGGCTTGAGCAAAACCGGGTTCAACGCAATCAAGGCAGCGCTGGCATGAGCGAGCTGACTTTCGACGAAGCCACGCACACCTACCGCTACAACGGAAACGTGGTGCCCGGCGTGACAACGGTACTCAAGCCATTGACCAACTTGGATATGGTGCCGCCGCACGTTCTCCAAGCTGCCGCTGACTTCGGTACTGCTGTGCACAAGGCGTGCGAGCTGGACGACTTGGGCGAACTTGACCTCATTGCCCTCGACCCCGCACTTGTGCCTTACCTCATGGCGTGGCGCAAGTTCTCCACTGAGCACTCAGCCAAGTGGGTGCACATCGAGAAGCAAGTGCACAACAAAACGCTTGGCTATGCCGGGACGTTGGACCGCTATGGCTATGTGGATGGCATGAGCACTTTGCTCGACATCAAAAGCTCGATTGAGCTTTACCCAAGCGTCGGCCCCCAACTTGCCGCCTATGACAAGGCACTTGAAGAACCTGTCATTCACCGCATGGCCGTGCAGCTCAAAGGCGACGGCACTTATGTGGCCAAGCACTACACGGACCAAACCGACTGGCCTGTTTTCTGTTCTCTCTTGACCGTGCGCAACTGGTGCACACGTCACCGCATCACCCCAAACCTTTGAAAGTCTCCCCATGAAAACCACTGACACCGTGACCTATGACGCCAGCGCTGCAATCGTGCTGACGACCGAAGCGCAAAAGCAACTCACCAATGCCAAAGACTATGTGATTGACAGCCACACCATGTTTGAGCTGGCCAGCGAAGACCTCATGCAAGTGAAGGCGCTGCAAAAGGATGTCGAAGCAAAGCGCACCGCCATCACTGGGCCAATCAACCAAGCCGTGAAGGCCATCAATGATTTGTTCCGCGCCCCCAAAGAGTATTTGGACCAAGCCGAATCGACGCTCAAGCGTGCGATGGTGACTTACACGAATGAGCAAGAGCGTTTGGCAGCCGAAGCCCGCCGCAAGGCTGACGAAGAAGCCCGCATCGAGCGCGAGCGCTTGGCCAAGATTGAGCGCGAGCAAGCCCAAGCTGCCGCCAAGGCGCAAGCCGAAGCGCAAGCCGCTGCTGACGCTGGCGATACCGAGGCCGCAGCCAAGGCCATGCAAGCCGCTCAGGATGCCCAAGAACAAGCCGCAATGGCTGCCATGACTGCCAACGTCGTGACCGTCACCCCAACCGTTGAAGCGCCTGCCAAGGTCTCAGGCATTAGCAGCCGCTCGACATTCAGCGCCGAAGTCACCGACCTCATGGAGCTAGTCAAGGCCGTGGCCGAAGGCAAAGCCCCTGTCGAGTGCATCGCCGCAGATACCAAGTTTTTGGGTGCGCAAGCCCGCGCATTCAAGAAAGCGGGCCAGCTCTACCCCGGCGTGCTGGCCAAAGAAGAACGAAGCATCGCCGCACGCGCTGCATAAGAAAGAAAAATCATGGCATCAGTCAACAAAGTAATCATCGTCGGCAACTGTGGCCGCGACCCCGAAGTGCGATACCTGCCAAGTGGCCAAGCCGTGGCCAATGTCAGTGTGGCCACTACCAGCCGACGCAAAGACAAGAACACGGGCGAGACCATTGAAGACACCCAATGGCACCGCGTCACGTTTTACGACCGCTTGGCGGAAATCGCTGGCGAGTATGTAAAAAAAGGCCGACCAATCTATGTCGAGGGACGCTTGAAATATGGCGTTTACACCGACAAGACAACGGGCGTTGAAAAGAACACCTGCGACATCGTGGCCACTGAGTTGCAACTCTTGGGTGGACGCGACAACGCGCAAGGTGGCGAGCACGCACCAGCACAACGACAACCAGCGCCAGCACCTCAACGTCAAGCGGCAGCCCCAGCACGCGGCTTTGAGGACATGGACGACGACATCCCGTTTTAACGAAAGACACGCCCATGAATGAAGCTCAAACACTGCGCGACAACGGCATCACCCGTGCCGTCAACCACGCTGACCGCGTGCACTCCAACTGGTCCGAAAACGCCTTCGATGCTCTCAAGAGTTTTGCCAACTTACTTGGCCGTGGCGAACACCTCACCAGCGAATTGGTACGCGCTCATGCTGAGTTTCATGGGCTACCCACACCACCCGACAAGCGTGCTTGGGGTGCCGTGATGCTCAAGGCAGCACGCGCCAAGCTCATTGTAAAGAAAGGCTGGACAACAGCCACCGACCCAAAGGTGCATTGCAACCCGGTGAGCCTTTGGGAAATTCAGTAACTCAGAAAGAAGACCATGACCGACAAACCAAAATCCTCTCGCCCATCAACTGCCGCCACTGACGTGGCCGAATTCATCACCGACTTGGATGGTGGCCAATTTGAAGTGATGCTCTCCACCGCACTCTCACGCGTTGCCGCTGCCGTGGTTGACCATGAGCGCAAAGGCAAAGTGTCCGTGTCGTTTGAAGTGCTCAAGATTCCGGGCACACATCAAGTGCGCATCGTGCACGGTGTCAAGTTCGCCAACCCAACCTCAATGGGAAATCAAAGCGAAGAAATCGAAACCTCAACCGTCATGCACGTCGGCAAAGGTGGCGCAATGAGCATTGCCCAAACCCCTTTGTTTGGTAAGCAAGGCGAAATCGCCTAAGTCGCAACTCTGAAAGAAAACCATGTTGAACAAAGAAGCAATCGACGCAATCAACGAAGGCACTGGCATCACTCAATCGAGCGAAGCCGTGGCCAAAGCATTCAAAGACAAAGCCGTGGTGATGCTGCCAGAGCGATTCACCGAGCGAGACCTTGAAGAATATTTGCCAGCACGTCGCCGCGCTCGCGGTGTTATGCGCACCAACACGCTCAAAGACTTTGCCGAGTACACCACCACGCACAAAGAAGAAGGCGCAACGGTGTTCATTGACGCCAGCGAAATGTCGGCCACTTCCGTGCTCGACCTTGGCACCCCAGCCAAACCCGGCCATGCTGACAACCGCGCATTCTTGCAGCTCAAGAAAACCGCTGCTTATGCTGCCGTGCTTAACGTGGCCCAAGGCCGCGCACTCTCGCAAACCATCGTGGCCGAATTTCTTGAAGACTGGACCGAGTTCGCCAAGTGCTACAACGACGATGGCGAAGTGACGCGCAACAAAGCAATCGCTGCCGTGCGCAAACTGAGCATCGAATCAAGCCGAAAGATTGAAGCCAGCGAGCAATCGTTGAGCGCCAGCAAAAGCGCATTCGAATCGGTGCAAGCCACCAGCCAAGAGCCAATCCCAACCGTGATTTATTTCACCTGCCAACCATACAAAGAGTTGGCAGAGCGCACCTTTGTGCTGCGCCTTGGTGTGCTCACCAGTGGTGACAAACCAAGCATCACGCTGCGAATCGTCAAGCAAGAAGTGCACGACGAAGAAATGGCCAATGAGCTGGCTGACTTGACACGCGCCGAGTTGAAAGATTCGTTGCCCGTCTTGTTGGGCGAATACAAAAAAGGCCAGTAAGTGTTAAGGGCCACCGGGCTGTCGGCAATTTCGCCAGAGCACAGTGTCAGCTTGGTGGCCCGCCTAATCGAGAAAAACAAAATGAGCAACTTTGAACGCACCGCAAACTGGCTTGCCGCCTGTGGGAAACAACCAAGCGCACATAACTTGTCACTCCAAATTGGTTGCGACATTGAAGAAGGCGTGGAGTTTTTGGAAATCCTAGACCTTGATGGACATGCCGACGCATTCTTGCTTCGCAATGCAATTTACAACTTGAAGACAATCGCTACCAGATTAAAAGCTGGCCAATCTCATGCCTGCATTTCTGACGAAAACCGAGAAAAAGCGCTTGATGCAATTTGCGACCGTGAAGTAACTGGCAACGGCGTTGCTCACTTTGCAGGATTCAACAAGCCTGCCGCTGACTTGGCCGTGCTCGCATCCAACGACGCCAAACTGGTGGACGGCAAGCCTGTGATTTTGCCCGGCGGAAAAATTGGCAAGCCCGAAGGATGGACCGCACCCAACCTCAAGGGGTTTGTGTGATGCGTGTGAAGTATGGACAAACCACAAAAGCCATTCTCAAGGGACTGGCCGAGCTTGGACCAATGACACGCTCAGAGATTCAAGAAGCCGTGGGCGTTGACAAGGAATCAATCGCGGCCATTGTGTCGCGCCTGCACAAAGACACGCCGCGCACTGGCAAGCAAATCTACATCACTGGCTGGGTGTTCGATGCAGAAGGCCAGCGCCGCTATCCACGCGCCATCTATGCGTTGGGCGCAAAGCCCGACACCAAGAAGCCAAAGGCCAGCACTTTAGACAACCGACGCCGCTATGAGCGCAAGCGCCACGCATTGTTTGCAATGAACAGCGTTTTCAACATGGGCAAATCACGCGACACGCTGCGAGCCGAGCGCCGCGCTGCCGCACACGCATAAGGGGACAACATGAGCGAAGAACACGCACCACTACAACACCGCGAAGCGGGCAAAGGTGGCAAAACACGCCCGACCAATCACACGGCTTACGGCGAAACAATGGAGCGGATTTATGGCAAGCGCGGCAAGGTCGCGTGCCCCGATTGTGGGCAAGAGTTTTGGCTACGGTCCGACACGCCGCACATTCACACCTGCACACCTAAAGAAAACCATGCCTGATACCGAATTCTTAAACGCCGACGAACTGGGCGAAGTGACGGGCTACAAGCACATTGCCAGCCAGAAAGAATGGCTGGACAAGAAAGGCTGGGCCTATGTCACCAACGCCGCTGGCAGGCCCGTCGTGAGCCGCTGGTACGCACGAATGCGCATGGCTGGTATAACCCCAACGGCCAACGGCATTCAACCTGCCGCTTGGAAACCCGACTTTTCTGCATTAAGCTGAGGACTTTATGAGACCGAAAACCAACCACCGAGACCTGCCGCCGCGTATGCTGCGCCGCTCGCGCACGCTCAAAAGCGGAAAGGTTTGGGAATCGTTCTACTACAACGGACGCGACGCCGACGGCAAACGCGTTGAGATACCACTTGGCAACGACTTGAACGAAGCCAAGCGCAAATGGGCAGAGCTGGAATGCAAAGAAGCGCCAGCCGAAACGGGCCTCATGCGCTTTATTTTCGACCGCTATGAGCGCGACGTTGTACCTGCCAAAGCGCCTCGCACACAGAAGGACAATCTCGACAGCATCAAGAACCTGCGACGCGTGTTTGATGCCGCCCCAATCGAGGCCATCACTCCACAAATCGTTGCCCAATACAGAGACAAGCGCGGGGCCGCTGCACCGGTGCGAGCCAACCGTGAAATTTCCATGCTCTCGCACGTTTTCAACATGGCCCGCGAATGGGGTTACACCGCCAAGGAAAACCCGGCAAAGGGCGTGCGCAAGAACAAAGAAAAGCCACGCGACTTCTACGCCGACGACACCATTTGGGCCGCCGTCTATGCTCACGCGTGCGACGAACTCAAGGACGCAATGGACGTGAACTACCTCACGGGCCAGCGGCCAGCCGACGTGCTGAAAATGATGCTCACCGACATTAAGGACGGTGCGCTTGAGGTGCGCCAGAACAAGACCAAGAAGCGCCTGCGCATCATGCTTGAGCAAAACGGTGTGCGCTCAGAGCTGGGCCGCGTGATTGACCGAATCCGCGCGCGCGACCGCAAGGTGGCCAGCCTCTTTCTCATTGCCACACGAAGCGGGGTGGCACTCAACAAGTGGACGCTGCGCACGCGCTTTGACGATGCCCGTGAAGCCGCCATCAAGGTAGCCACAGAAGCCGGGCAGTTGGAGTTGGCCAAGAGCATTAAGGATTTCCAATTCCGCGACATTCGCCCGAAGGCTGCATCCGAATTGCCGCTTGAGCACGCAAGCAAGTTGCTTGGCCACACTGAGCAAGAAATCACTGAGAAGGTATATCGCCGGGTCGGTGAGGTGGTCCAGCCGACACGCTGACAATCAAAACCCAGTCAAGAAAAAGGGCTCCGTGTGGAGCCCTTTTTGCATTTGGCGGAAGCGGTGAGATTCGAACTCACGGAGGGCTCACACCCTCGCTGGTTTTCAAGACCAGTTCCTTAAACCGCTCGGACACGCTTCCAAAAACATTACTCAAATTCTACGGGTTGCGGAAACGATTTCCGCAAGTTGCGGAAACGATTTGCTGAAACCCGCATGAATACTGGCTTCGCCAACCAATGCACCGGCTTTCAAGTCTTCCGTGTTTATCATAAAAATCAACACCTTACAGTAATTTCATTTCCGCAACTCACTGTCTTTTGCATACTCTAAGCCGTTGATTTTACTAGGGTGCTGGCAGTAGATGCGGAAATGATTTTGGGCGAAAAGGTGCCCCCATACGACTACCCTTGTGGGGCTGGGGGCTGCGCTATCGGCACCATCCATCCGTGGCCGTCACGGTAAGGTCTCCCGCACCAATATTGCCGCCTTGGTGCGCCGTGTGGACTTCACGGTAATGGTGGCGGTGTCAGAGCAAATTCGATTCGGCAGTCCTGCGTTTAACTAGGCCGGGCAGCACGCGGCCACCGCCACGCACCCAGCGCATGAGTTGAGTTTTTGCTTGGTCCCAAGCGCCAGCATTGACAACCCGACGGAGCGTTGACGCCATCAAGGCACCAAGCCCCACGTTGTAGGCAAAGTCAGCAATGGCGCTTAGTCGGTCGCCTTTGAGGTTTGGGCAAAGTGCAAGCGTTCCGCGTGCAAATTTGAGTGCGTCCATTCGCATTCGCTGGTCGGCATACTCTTGGGTCCATGCCCTGCCGGGGAAAACGTCGGGGCCAGTTGAACCCCAGCCACACGTCCACACGCCAGCCGGGCACAAGTACGGCACCAGCTTGCACCCTTCAAAGGTGCGAATCAGCGCGTAGAGCGCGGCCAAGTCAGCTTGCTCGTTGGTCACGGGTCAACACGCGTGAAGCGAAATAGAAGCCAATGACGACGCCAACAAGCTGACGGTCCCAATCGGTCATCACCCAGCCAGCGGTATTGAGCGCCACCACCCAAAGGTAAAGTGCGATTGATGCGGCTGCCGGGCGAATGGACCCATTCCACAAATCGACTAGCCAAATTCCAGTCTTCTCAGTGGCCCGGCTGCTTGACAGTAAAAAGGCATTGGCCTCGATGCGGGCAATGTCGGCGTCGGCTTGCACCATCACCTCTTTGACGCCTAGCTCTGCTTGCAGGCGGATTCGCTCGCAGTCGCGTGCGTGGCGTTTGTCATCCAACTCGGCTTGCAAGGCGAGCATGGCTTGCTCATGTTTGTGGTCTTGTGCGTTTGTCCAAACGGCAGCAACTTGCCCCCAAATCATGCGGAAAGCCGCACCACCCAAAAAAGAAAGAATCGCGCTCATTGATGCACCTCCATGCAGTAATGCTATGGGTGGGTGCAGTCAATGGCGGATATTTATTGCAGCTCGCCGCGCTTGGTTCGCAGTGTGTCGAGCTTGTCGCGTTGCTCTTGGTTGTAGCGCTCGCGACTGTCGTTTGTCATTGACTGGTTGCGGTTTGCGCTTCGCATGTTGGCGCGGATTTCGCGTTCTTCTTTTGCGATGTCGGCACGCTTGTACTCGATGCCGCGCTCAGGGTCCACGGCTCGAATCTTGGTACCAGTCAACACGTCGGGCAGCGTTGTGGAAAGTGGCACTGGGTCGCCTGCCTTGGTGCGCCCGGTGTACGGTCCAAACTCGGTGTCAAAGGTGTATGCCGCCGAATCCATGAGCTTGTTGAAGTTGTAGCTTCCCGGCACAAATGGAGCGTTGGGCGTGAGCTGCTTGTAAATGTAGCCAGCACGGATTTGCGCTGCCTCCCAAGGCGTGTCTGACTTCTTCACCAAGTCCTTGCCGCTGAATGTGTCCACGTTCCATGCAATAGCCGCGGTCATTGAAAGCAATGGATGCGAAGGCATCAAAGGCGCTGGCACTGGCAGGCCATTGGTTTGGTTGTTCACGTCGAACAAGTCACCCAGCGGCACGCGTCGCGTCACATCCATGAAGGCTGGTTTGCCTTCGACGTTGAACGGCATCCGCACTGCTTTTTGGGTACCAATGGCAGAGCGGCCTTGCATGTAGTCCGGCAATCCCTTGCGCTCTTTGTCTTCGTCGCCACCGCTGATAAGGTAGCCCAGCCAGTTGGCACCAGCGAGCAAAGCAATGGGCGCAATTAAGCGGTCGGGATGGTGCATGGCCGTGTGAATCACCATCGGCACGGCTTTGTAGGTGTATGAGAAAAATGGGCTGTAAATCCGCTTAATGTTCTCCACACCTTCTGGCATGTCTGCGTAGTTGAAGATATAGCGCTCGGTGTCTTCGATGGCTTGCTCTGGCGTCATGCCTGCTTTGCGACGGTCAGCGTAAATCATCAACTTGAAGAACTGGTCTTCGAACTCATAGGCTCGCTGCATGTTCTCGCGGTACCAGCTCACGGGCTTGCCTGTCTTTTTCAGGAATTCGGCCATCTTAGAAAAGCGCGAACTTGCCACGCTCTCCATGTCGGCCATATCTGCCAAGTCGGGCATGAGCAAGTTTTGAATTTCCATCGTTGCCCACTCGGTACCGAACAAGCCTTTGTCCACCGCCTCTTTGTAATACTGGCCCTTGGTGCGGTATTCGCGCACAGTGTTGCGCCAGTTGGCAGGGTTGGCCGGGTTCAAGCCAGCGAAGTGCATCACGAACACGTTGCTCACCACGTTGTTGCCGTGGCTAACTGGGTTCCAAACGGTCTTGCCTTCTTTCCACCAGCCAAGCGCCTTGTCGTATGCCGCCATGAGCACACCCTTGGGTTGGGTGTTGCGCTTGAGTGAATCGGCCACTTGTGGCTCGACGTACATGCCAGCCAGTGCGCCATAGGTCTTGGTGCCGGGTGCGCCTTTGATTTCGACGTTGGGCACCTGCACCCAGCCGCCGGGGTTGTACGTCTTGGCCAAGTCGGGATTGTTGGCCACGGACTTGAACAAGCGGCCAATGGCCACGTCACGCTGAGTTTCAACATACCCCATTGCATAGCGCAACACCGCGTCGCGCACTTCGCCCATGTCCTGCCGCTCGCTCTCGGTGAAGTCGCGCCACATGACAATCTTGGTGCCGTTGTATTTCGCTGGAATCTTGCCGCCCGAATTGAGCACGTCCAACAAGTTTTGCGGCAGGTTGTCACCATCGGCCAAACTCGAAACCTTCCAACCGAATTTCTCGGCCAGCTTGACCTTTTCAATCGGCACTTCATTGACCAAGCCGCGTGATTGCAAGCGAGCGCCGCGAATCTTCATGCGGGTTTTGGTGAACCACGACATAAACATTTGCTTGTTGCTCAGTTGGGCAATGAGTGGCGTCTTGTATAGGCGCGGCAGGTAGTCTTTGACCAAGCGTTCTTCGGACAACATGCCAAGCTCAACCAACTCATTGGCTTGTGTTTCCAAAGCCGCAGTGATTGACGCGGCCAGCTCCACCATTTCTTGTGGTGGCACGTCAGCCACTTTGACTTGGTTCTCAATCATGTCTGACAAGAGCACGCGTTGCTCTGGCGTCAAGTCCATGCCCTTCTCTGCAATGGCCTTTGCGCTTTCGGTGGCCTTGTTCTGGTCCACACGGAATTGACGCATCATCTGCTTGAACTCAGTTGGTCGGTTGTCGGCCAGCTTTGCCCGTCCCAAGTAGTCCGTGGCATAGGTTGCCATCCGGTCGTAGAGCTTTCGGCCAAGCACATACTGCTTTCGCCCGCTGGCATCCACCTCACGACTGAATGCGTCTTTGACGTTGATAGGCTCGAAGTTGCGAGCGGGTTGGCCAAGGTCCAATTCGGCTTGGTCTGCCTGCTGTTCTTCGCCCCTCATTGAGAATGGCACGTCTTGCATGTCATTCCAAGCGTCGATGGCTGGCGATGCGTCCACCTCCATCTTGCCGAAAATTTCGTTGATGAGCGCGTGGGCTTCATCATTTTTTACGGAACGCAAGTCGGCAGCATATTGCTTGAAACCAAAGAAGTCAGCCAGTTGTGCCAGCCACTTGGTCATCACAGAGCGCACGCGCTCAAGCACGGGTTTGTCTAGCGTGCCGCTGCGGTTTTCCTCTGCAAAGATAGCCAAGGCTTCATCAACGCCACGCGCTTTTGCGTATGCCTCGCCATACGTCGCCTTTGTGCGTTGTCCAACTTCGGTTTGAACCCAAGCGTCTGCATCTTTTTTGATGTAGCTGTCTCGCTCGTAGAGCTTGCTCATTTGGGTTATAAACTGGTCTTTGGTCAAAAATCGGCGCAAGCCATAGTGGAGCATTTCATGGAAAAACGTCCGTTGTACTTCGGTTCGACTATGGAGGAAATCACGGAAAAGATAAATGCTGGAGTCGTGCAAAGCTCCGGAAATTCCATCACTATCGCTTGCCCCCGGAAGTACCCCGACCGCAGTATCAAGCACCCGAATTACGGGTTTATGCGCGAACTTCGCGAGCGCATAGCCGATTTCTTCTTCAATCGCCGACGGGGTTAAGCGCTCAGAAATATTGACGGGCTTGCCATTGCTGGCGCTGTAAATCTCAACGCCTTTGTCAGTCTCGCGGTTTTCCGTTGTCTTAAAGAACTCATCAAACCCGGCGCGAATTGCTGGGATTTCTCCCGCTGTTGGGTAGGGGTAGCTTTCATCAAGCTGCATTCCAAGCGCTGCCATCGCATCCCAAGTTTCAGGGTCAACGATGTTGGCCAAGTAATCGTTTGATGCGTTTTGGTCTTGCAGCTTTGCAATCAAATAACTCTCAAAGGCGCGTGCCGACATTTCCACGTCGGTGGTCCAGTAGTCTTTGCTGCGCTTTCCGTCGAGTTGTGCAGAGCGTGCCTTGATGGCCGTCGAGTTAATCGCCTTCATCACGACGCCATAAGCGTCCACCATTTCTTTGCGCACACCTTTGTCTTGATACAAATACTTGCTACCAGTTGAAGCGAGCTTCACATCGAGGGCGTCTGTCATCATGCCGTCGGCTTTGTTACGCTTGCGTGAGAAGTAGTTGTCGAGTGCGTGCCACCATTCATGGCCAAGACTGCCAGCGCCATTTTTCTTGGTGAGGTTAATCACCACCTTGTCGCGCTCATAGTGTGCAGCGGCAGGGCTTACGCCACCGCTACCACGCGCACCAAATGCAAGGCCAAGCTCGCCATTCAATGAGATTGCTTTGGCCGGAATGTTCAACACTGCGGCCATGTCCATGAGCGCGTCGAATGCGTCATTCAAATCTTGTTGGCGTCTGCCTTGCTCCACCCAGTTGCCAAACTCAACACCACGGAAACCAAAGGCAGCGCCAAACATTTGTGGCGTCACGTCTTGGCCATTGCGCATGTCTTCACCAACGCGTGGCTCGTTCATGTCGCGGCGCTCGCGTGGGATTTCTTTTGCCTTCTCCAACTTGTCCACCAACTCGGCTTGGCTTTCGGCTTTGTAGGTGCGTGCCTCTTTGACCGTGGTGAATGGCCCGGCCAAGTCGATGTAATTGCGGCCTAGCTTCTTGCCAACGAAGAAGCCATCGACACGGTGCTTTGAATAAATATCGAAGGTGACTTGCTTCTTGGCGTCGTCCTTACTGGCCAAACCCTCATAGAGCGCTTTGAACTTGGCGACGACTTCTTCTTTGGTATTGCCTGCGGCAACTGAGCGCGGCCAGCTACCAAATGAACTTGATTTCGTCTTTTGTTCAATCACCCACTTGGTCACGTTCTTCTCACCCGCGTAGAGCGAATAGAAGTTTTCCTGCATGGTGATGCCATCGAGCGATTTGCCGTGGCCGACTTCCAAATAAAGCTCGACGCGTCCCAAGAGTGGTTTGATGGTTTGCGACTTCTCAATGAACTTTTTGGCTGTGCCTGTTTCGGATTCTTTTTCGCCCATGAGTAAGTTGGCGAAAGAGCGAAGCGTCTTTACTTGCTCGGCCCAGCGCTTGACCTTGTAGCTCTGGCGTGGCTTGGCTGGGATTTCGTCGCGTGCTGCGCGAATGAATGCCACGGTCCAAGGGTCTGTGCCGCCATCGAGCAATGCTTGATAGTCTGGTTGTGGCCAAACTTTGGAAAGTGGTTGCAATGCAATGTCGTCGTCCACGACTTCGCCAAGTTGGTCCTTGAATGAAGTCCACACGTCTTTGCGTGCGCCACCAATCTTCTGGCCAAAGTCTGCGATTTTGTTTTGTGCTTCGGCTGCTGTTTCGGCTGGTGCCTCTGGCTTGATGCCGCGCTCAACCACTTCGTCTTTGGCTGAGAACATAGTCGAGTGCGTGCGCGGCGATGATGCAGAAACCCATTCGCCATCACGCTTGCCAACGCCTTCAACGGTCACGGACCAGTTGCCGCCATTCCAGTCAAAAGATATGACGCGGCTGTTGGTTTTCCAATAGTCGCTCTTGATGATGTTGCCCACTGCGAAGTGGTCTTCGAGTTTGGCGCGTAATTCTGCGGTGCTCTCTTTGCGTTTGCGTGCTGGCTTGGATGGTGCTGCTGGCGTCGCTTCTGGCGCTGGCTCTGCCTGCGCTTCTTCTTGTGCCGGGGCGCTGAAAATATCTTGCTGGCCCGACAATGAATCTTCGGCGCTTTGGCCAAGCTGAAAGTTGTCTGAGCTGGCACGCTGACGGTCGGCAATGTCTTTTGCCTCGCGCTCTGCCTTGGCGTTTTGTTCTGCCTCGCGGTCTAGGCGTTTGCGTTCTTGCTCGGCCTGTTCGAGCTTGGCCAAGCGGTCCTCAATTTCTTGAGGCGTGTAGCTGGTCAGCCCTTGGTCGGGGCTTTCTTGGCCAACTTCGCTTGTTGGTCCCGCATTGCTCGGTTGGCCATCAACTTGGCCGCTATCTGCGCGGCTTCCATCGACGGTTTCTTGCCCTTGTCGCCCTTGAGCATTTCCGCCATTTGGTTCATTGCTGCCGCTTCGAGCATTTTGTGTGAGGGCATTTGTGAGTTTTTGTTTTGCGCTGTCATAGTATTCCTCGTCTGACTTATTTACGTTTTCGCGTACCGCTTCATCCATCAGCAATTCAGAATCAATGCCAGCGGCTTCGAGCTGTTCAATCAGTGCTCGGACTTCTGCTTGCAGTTCCTCGCTTGCAGGTTCATAACCTGTGTCGCCAGTGTAGTCGGACGCATCCAATGGACCCAGTGCGTCTTCGGCCTCATTCTGTTGCGCCAAGTAGTCTTCAAACTGGGTTTGTCGCTCAAGCTCTGCGACGCCTTCCCAGCCTTCGTCGGTGTATTGGGGATTGCTGACGCTGCGCTTGATTAAGTCATACGCTGCGTTGTGGCTGTCTTCTTTGAGATAGCCAGCCTCTTGCAGCGCTTCGGTGGCCTGCGCAATGGTCATGCCTTTGCCCTTGCCTGCAAAGAGCCAGCGGTTGCCGATTTTCACATTGCCCTCAATGCCAAGGTCTGAGCGCTCACTTGGGGCCATGCCGCCACGCGATGCAATGAACTCGTGCGCGGCCATTGGCTTGCCCTTTGAGCCTGCTTCTGCGTTGGCACCACGAATTCGCTTGGCTGCCTTTTCCTCGGCGGCAAGCTGCGCGGGCGTCTTGTCAGCAAGCACAAAGCCGCCAACCACTTGCTTGACGCGCATCATGGGTTGCAGCTTCTTGGCTTTTTGTGCTTCCAGCTTGGATTTGAATGGCGTGCCACCATCGTCGATGCTGGTGCCGTCTTGGCCAATGTAGCCAGTCAATGCCTTGGGTGTTGGTGTAGATGCAGCCTGCAACGGCTGGGCACCCCCGGCCCCTGCCTCGGTAGCCACCAAGGTGGCAGGCTGCGTAACTGGTGCCGCTACATTGGCAGCGGGTTGCTCTGTTGCAGGTGCGATTTGCTCTGGTAATTGTCCAGCGGGTTCCAGTGGTGCAGTGCGCACCGTTGGCTCAGTTGCTGCATTTCCTGTGATGTCCAGTTTCCCGGTATCGAGAACTCGTTGCACAGATTCCACGCCTGCTGCTGGGTCAAGTGTCCCTGCTCCAACGGCATTTGAATCCACGGGCTGTAAAACATTTTCTGCGCCATTGGCTTGGGTCTCCGTGTCGAGCTTAATGTCGTCGGCCACGGGTGTGAGCTTGGGCACATTGAGCGGGCTGTCTTGGGTGGCCGTGCTTGTGATGAGCTGGGCCAATGATTGAATGGCCTGCTGGGGCGCTTGTTCGACTTCTTGGGGCGCTGGTAACACTGGGGTGATTTGAGCGGCTTGTGGCTGCGATACGGGCGATTGCTGCACTGGCGCTGTTGGTGCTTGGCCAGTGCCAAAGATTTTCTGCACGGCTGCTTGGTAATCGGCAGCGGTTGGCTCTGTTGATTGTGCTGGTGCTTGACTGCGTGACAGTCGGTTCATTGCTGCATTGGCTCCACCCATCAAGCCAGCTTGTGTGCCAGTTGCCACCAATGTTTGATAGGCAGCGCCGGGGCGCTCGGCCATGTACTCGCCCCATGTCTTGTCGGGGTTTGCCACTGCCGTGTCGATGGCGTCTTGTGTGAGTGTGGCCACTTGTTCGGGCAACGCATCGCGTGCGATGAATCCCGTAATCATCTTGGTCGCACCAACCTTGCCAAAGTTTTTCACCAAGAAGCCCATTGGCATTTTCTCGGTGAAATATTCGATGCCTGCCTCGCCCACTGCTGCGGGCAAAGCCTCGCCGGGCGTTGCTCCACGCTGGCGATATTTGCCATAAGCATCCGGCACCATCGGTGCCACCATGCCACCAAGCGCAAGCTCAGGGTTTTTGGTGACGATGGCAGCCGCCAGCGAAGGCACCATGCGGGCAGTGCTTGACAAGCCACCATAAACGGCTCGCGCTGTGTCACTCTCAAAATCAGGGGTATTTACCGCCGTCATCAAGTCGGCTTGGCCACGCTCGCGTCGTGCCTTGTCTTGCAGGTACTCAGAGCCAGCCATGTCGCCAGCCATTTGGTTGATACCTGCGCGTGCCGCCTTACCGCCTGCCACCACGTCGGTGAACAAGCCATTGATGATGCTCATTGTTGAAGGCTTGGGGCCAACAATCGGTCCAATGGTGCCAAAGTCTTTTTGGCGCTGCGCGTTGTCATCGAGCTTGCGCGACAAACGGCTTGCAGTGGAGAAGTCGAAGGCTGCCGGGTTTGGCGGCAAACCTTCCATCACGCTCTCAGGCTTGGGCGAAAAAAGCGATTTGATTGCAGCGCCAGCGTCACCAAGCACGGAGCTTTGGCCATCGCCATCGAGGTTCCCGGTGAACTCTTTTAACTTGGGGGTTTCGTCAAGTTTCCCGTCGAACTCTCGTAAGGCCATTTATCACTCCATAACGTATTTTTTCCCGTCTGGCCCTTGATAGACTGGCTTGCCATTTGAGGTGCCAATCTGTTTGTAGCCTGCGGGGACTTTGGCCTCAATTTTGGGAGTGCCACCACCACCTGCCGGATTTTTGTCACCTGCCGGCGCGGGTGCTGCGTTGCGATTCTTTTGTTTCGCTGCCGCGACATAAGCGCCTTGGTTGGCTTGTTCGGTTTGCGACAACTTGGCCAACACGTCTTTGATAGCGTCTTCTTCTGTTGCAGGCTGGTCGGTACCGCCAAAGAGCTTGGAAAGTACGCCAGCTTGTTTGGTGCCGGGGTTGGCCAATGCGGTGGCGAGTTGCTGCACCACGGCTTGGTCAAGTCCAAGCATGTCGTTGTACTGGTCGGGCACGCCCTTCTCACCAAACTTGGCGGTGCGGGCTTTCTTGATGCGGGCCAAAACGTCTTTGTCCTGTGGCGTCAAGTCCATTTCATTCTTGCGCAACACGGTTGCCACGGTCTCGCGTGGCAAGTCGGTGACGTACTTGCGTGCAGCTTCCACGTCTTCATTGGCACGAAGCTGGGAATTGGTGAGCGGCTTACCGCTGCCACCGTTGTCTGCTGCGCCTGCGAGTGCATCGCCTTCGAGCGTGTGCTTGCGCTTTTGCGCATTTGCATTGCCCGCTTGAGCGTTGTTCTCGTTTGCCTTGGAGTTTTCGACGGCTGAGAAAATCTTGGCCAAAACTGGGTTGGCTTCTGCTTGTCCACCTGTGAAGCTGTCAATGCTGTAACCCGTATTGCCCACGTTGTCAAAAAGTGGCTTGCCTGCTGCTGCTGCATTGGCCTTGCCATAGTTGCCAGCGAGCGCCGGGTTGGCTATCACGGCATCAATGCCGCGTGCCTTCTGTTCTTCCAGTGCAGCTTGTGCGCCTTGGTGCACGTTGCTGCCCGTGGCAAACATGCGCTGAGTGAGCGACATTGCTTGGGCCAACTTCTTGACGGTATCGGCATCGGCTGGCGCTGGCATGACTGGCCCAACGCCATCGGCTGGTGCTGTGTATGCGCCGCCAAAGTCACCCGTGGCCAGCTTGTTTCGGAAAGCTGGTGCAAGGTTTGTTGGCAGTCCCAAACTCAGCATGGTGTTTTCGAGCGGGTCATTCTGAATGGACAACGCGCCACGCTTTTGCTCGGCTTCCACCCCGGCTTTATTGCCAGCCATCGTGTGGTGATAGAGCTGCGCACCCTTGAGTGCGGAATCAGCTTCGGCTTGTTGGCGGTACATCGGGGCCATCGCTGCTGCCTTGAACATATTGCCAAGACCTTGGCCAGCCGCCATAGCACCGCCGCTTCCGTCGATTGTGAAATTCATATTTCTTACCTCTTGAGGAATGCGCTTAACCAAGAATCGTTGCCACCTGTCCAGCCCTTTTGGGCATTGAGTGAGGCAATGGGGTCAGCCGTTGCGTTTGCTGCATTTGCTTGCGCGGGTGTGACGCTTCCGGTACCACCGCCGCCGTACATCATCCCGGCGCTTCCTGCGGTTGATAGCAGGCTACCCATGAAAACCTTTTCGGCATCTGGTCGACCAGCAACTTGGATGCCGATTTGGTCGGCAGCTTGTTGGCCACGCGAGAAGCTGTTGAGCTGGTCAATCGCTTGGCCAGAATCGAGCATTCGGATGCCCTCATTCATTTGCAGGCGGTTGGCCGAAGTTGTTTTACCCAGCAAGCGGGCCAGTTGTTCGGCTGACTTGAGCGAAGCCGCTGTCGACGCCGCCTTGGCGTCTGAGTAGTCGTTGGACACATCGCCTTGGGTCGTGCTCTGTTGCGCTCGAATCTGTTGGCTCTCGCTTACCGGGGCCATCAAGTCAGTGGCGATTTGGTCCTCAATCGCAGCCTGTTCTTTGGCGCGGTCGCCGGGCGCAAACTTGCCAGCTGTGTCGAGCGCTTTCTTCTCGGCTTGCTTTTGCAATTCGGCTTGGCGGTCAAGGCTTTGCCGGATTGCGGATTGCTGGCGGTCTGCTGCCTCAGTATTCGCTTGATACTGCATGTAAGAGCCAGCAACCATCGCCGCCAGCGCGGCAATTTGGGTTGCGGTTAATGCACCTGCCATGTCACTCTCCTGTAATTCGTGTGGTCACACAATCTTGAAAATTGCTCATCAAAAGCTCATAGTCATCGGTGAACTCTTGCTCTGCTTGTGCAACTGTCTTGGCTTGTGTTGGAAATAGCATGGTCATGCTCACGTCTGTGTGAGCAAAAAATGCCTGCTTGCGGTTAGCGCTTCCGGGTAGCACTGAATAACCACGAAGCTCGATGGTTTCTTCACCAATGAACACCGCGCAGTCGCCCGCAACAATCAAAGTAGTTGGCAACTTCAAAAGCGCACCTGTCATCACAGTGCCCGCTTTCATGTGAAGCGTGCGTGCATACATGCCGCCATGAATCAAATGCTCAGTCGGCATTTCTTCCTGTTCGCAAAGCGAGCGTGAGAAATCTTCCAAGAACTTCACCTTGTTGATTTCGTCTTGTGTCATTGCAGGCAGGCACGCATTGCCAGTAGTGGCAATTTGGTGTTGGCTGGTGACGACTAGCTCTTGCATGTTTTAGCTTTGCACAGTGCCTTGAGTTGTTTGACGTGGGTTTGAAACGCCGTACCACTGGCCACCAACTTGCGTGCCTGCTGCGCGTCCTGCATTAACTTGGTTCATCAAATACGCTTGGCTCAAGTCATTGAACAAACTGCCCACGGTCGAACCTGCGCGGGCTTGTGCCACGCTGTCGGCGTTGGCCTTCAATCCGCCAAGCGCCATTTGTGCAGCGGTACCCGTGTCAATGCCTGACTGGGCCATGCTGATTAGGTTCGAGCGCGTGCGCTCATCGGCAACGCGGAAATCTGCGGCTGACTGGTCGGCAATGCCGCCAGCTCGCATCAAACCTTCGTTGGTGCGTCGGTCAAGTTCTTGGTTGCTGTCGACATCGACTGAGCTACCCAGCAAACCAGTGCGGGCCAAGCCAAATCGGTTTGTGCGCTCGGCCTCTACTGCTTGACGGTCCACCTCTTTTTTGTTGAGGTCGTACACGGCAGCTTTTTGGCCTGCATACATGGTTTCGCGCGAGTTGGCTGGGTCGCCATCAATCCAATAATCTTCATTGGTTGCTGTTGGCTTTAATCCATCCCAGTTAATCAATCCATCGCTTCCGTTTGGCAGTGCGCTAAATAAGTCATATTGGTCTTTTGTAATTGCATTGCCATTTGGGTCTTTGTAAATGGTGCGCGTTTGCTTGACCTTGTTGTTGAAAATGTTGTTGATTTCTTCGGTTGCTGCTTTGATGCGTGCTTGACGCTCGGCCTCTCGCTGGCCTGCGCCACCATCACCACCGCCGCCACCTTTGTGGGGTCGGATGCGTTCACCTTTGTTGCGTGGCCATGCACCAATGGCTGGCCCGCCAAACTCTGCCGACAACTGGGCATCCAGTTCTTCCATTGTCATTCGTGATTGCATCTTTTCCTCCGGCTCACAACTCTGCGCGTACAACGCGATAAACAGTTTCAAATCCAATTCGTCCAAGCATCCGTGCCATTGCATCGCTGCATGACGCCTCAATCACAGAAGCGCCAGCGTCTTTGCACCATGACTTGAAGGCGTCCCAAAACTCTGTGGCTGCTTCATCCAATCCACTACCACCCAATGCCATCACATTGACGGCCAAGGTTTGTGGGTAATGGACAAACTCAAAAGCCATTGCAATCTTGCCAACACCATCATGCTCTGCCACTGCCGTGATTACCTTGCCTTCTGCGGTCATTCGCTCAATGTCCTTGAGCGTGAATTCGCCGCGTGCAGCTTGGTCAATCACGGGTTGCAGCAAAGGCGCTGCTATATGGAATTTTTGTGCCAAAAGCTCAGGGCTGGTGATAAATGTGACGTTCATTTACATCGGACCCAAAACGTCGTAGTACAAGGTGACGGAATCCAAGCGGAATGTGGCTGCGTCATAGTTTCGGAAACGAAGCGCAAACTCGGTACCGCAACACTCCACGGGAATCATTCCAGCCGGGCGGGTGTTGCCCTTGACCTTGACGGGCAGCGTGAAGGCGTCCGGGTCGCGCACATCAAATCCCACGGAAAACTCGCACTTGCCATCAATCACCACGTCAGCGCCATAGATGCGCTTGAGCTGGCCGGGCGTCTTGAAGTTCATGTAAGGCAGGTCGAGCAACACCTCAAACTGGGTGCCGTCATCGGTGCTCACCGCTGGGTCGAGCTTGTAAACACTGTCACCGCTGCGGATGTAAAGCTCTTGGCCAAGCTCTGCGAAGGCATCGACTGGCTGGGTCAAGAAGTATTGGCTCCATGCTGCAATCTTGGCCGTGCGGCTGATTGAGTACACGAATAAACGGTTGCCAATGGCGCAAATATATTGGCCAGTGCCGTAGAAATAGAAGGCCCGTGGGAATACCCCGGCCACCTTTGTCTCAGGTCGCACTAGCGCGTCAATGGGTGAACCCACGTCCACATCGGCCAAGTTGCTGGTGAGCTGCAACGTGGTGATGGAGCGAAAGCCGTAATCGCTCAAGAAATACAAGTCGCCCGCAACCGACGCCACTGAGCGCGGAAAGCTGGTGCCCACGTTCTCCACGATGTCGTCGAGCTTCATGTTGGCCGGGTTTGGGTCAACACTCCACACTTGTGCTCCGTCACGGCTCAGGGCCACCAACTTGTTTTGGTAGATGCCCAAGGCATTGGTCGAACGGTCGCCGCGTGAGTTCAAGCCCGTGGGCAAGAAGCCAGCATCATTGGCCGTGGTCCAGTCGCGTGGGTTGCCCGTCTTGCAAAAACGCACGGTGTCGCCGTTGATGGCAAAGAGCTTTGACGACAACTTGACCACGCCTTTGGTGTCCGGGCAATTTGTGTCAGCAATGTGAGTGGCTGCGCTACCGTCAAGGTAGTGGTGTTCCACGGTACCGTTGTCGTATTGCACCGCGCAGTAAATAAAGGCGTTGAACACGTCGGCATAAGGCACGTCGGCAACCGGGCGAGCACCGCCAGAGTATTGGACCTTGTGCGACTGGAAAAGCGTATTGGCGTGCGTGACGGTGCCACTGCCATAAAACGTGTGCAGCTTGCCAAACGCGGCAAACAATCCCTTGGTGCCAGCTTCCAAGTCGGCCACCTTGACCAAGCCGGGGCGCTTTTGCGTGGCCAAGCCCGTGGTGACATAGGCGTTTTTCATTTCGCGCAGGCGGTTGGCATCCGATACGGATGCACCTTTGCGAAGGTCAATACCTAAGTCGAAGCGGTCGAAGGTGATTTGTGCCATTTCTTACGCTCGCAGTGAGTAGCCGTTTTCAGTGCGAGCCACTTGGCCCTCACGCGATGCAGCTTTGGTGCCCACGAAATAACGGGTGTTCTCTTTTTGCTTGCTCTTTTCATTGCTCAACATGACCTCAAAGGTCTTGGCAGGTACTTGAGCATCCGGGTGGCGATAGTGCGCCTTGGCGTTGGCCAGTGCGTACAAGAAAACCAAACGGTCTGGCACGCTGCTGCGGTCGCTGGCGCGGTCGAATCGGCCTTTGCCTGCAATGTGCATGATGATGAGTTCATACACTTGACCGGGCGTTGGCCAAACTTCGAGCTGGCCATTCAACGTGTCGTATTTGGTTGGCTGCTGGCGCAGGCTTGAGAAAGAGCGGTCGCTCTCGGTGATGCCTTGAGCCATTGGGTCGCGGATGGTGTCAGAGACTTTGATGTGCACCGATAGCACTTGGCCGGGGTCAATGTTTTCGTCTTCTGCATCATCGTGCCAGTCGTACAACGACGAACCAGCTTGCAGCTTGAGCACTGCGCGTTTCTTCAATGCAGGCGGGTCGAGCTGGCCATAAACGTATTCGTGAGCCTCTTGCAAAAAGCTCTTGAGCACGGCTTCGTTGGCTTTGGATGCAGAGCCTTGGGTGACAAAACCCAAGCGTGCGCGAAGCTCGGTAAGAAGCTCGCCAAATGTCTTGTTGCGTTGGGTTAATGCGTTCATGTGTCGCCCTTTATGCCGTGGTCAGCACGATGGAAAGCACGCCAGCCGTCAACACCAAGCGGGCGCTCACAGAGCTGCGGCCAACCAAGCTGGCGGTCTTTGTCGCGGTGTCAATCGAAGTGACTGCACCATTCAAGCCATCGTCGCCGGGGTCGCCTTTGGCACCTGCAACACCTTGAATGCCTTGCAAGCCCTGAATGCCTTGGATGCCTT